TAGGAAAATACAGCCTATGGTATGAAATTAACGAAGCATACAAACAAGAAAAATTGTATTTTTATTTAGGTGCTAGTTATGATGCCTCTTGTCGCTGGAAAAGTTCAGTACCTGGATTTGAATGGTGGGATGGAGAACGTTGGCAGACTGACGTCAAGGCTTATAACAATGCAATTGATCAGGATGTAAAATTAGTGCTCGAAACGCCAAGTGACGACATCATCTAAATTATCTTTGCTCCAACGATCATAATACTTGCCTTCTTGCAACATTTTTGTATGTTTGTTAATTTTCGATAGTCTTTGTATTACAACTAAAATTAATCCACCATGATTCATTTGTACACCATCTATGTATTCTTCATCATCAGGATGATCTTCTAGACACACTAAGTCTCTGTCTTTGTATTCTTCATTCAGCAGTTGTATTTCTTTAGTGACTTCTTCTGGAGTGTTGTGTCTTCGTGTAGGGTGTTTTCTTGCAACCACAACTGCTTCATATGTATCATCCCATTCACGCAACACGTCGTTGGCCGTCATCCATACGTCTACTGCATAATCATTTGTGGGACATTCGACTATTTTAACTTTGCCTTGCAGTCTATACTTTCTTGCATAAGGGCATGGAGGTAAATTACCAAAAGATGGATGTGGTACTTCCACAAATTTTTCCATCCAATTTATTACACTGTCTATTACTTGTTGTGACGCTTCATGCATGATTATATACTACAAGTAATTATGAAAACAGTCAATTGGACATATCAAGGAAAAACTGTCAAAGATCTGCCGGAAGATTGCGTGGGATTTGTGTATCTAATAACAAACATTACCAATGGTAGAATGTATGTTGGAAAAAAATTAGCAAAATTTAAAAGATCAAGACCTCCGTTAAAAGGCAGAAAAAATAAACGCAGACACACAGTCGAAAGTGACTGGCAAGATTATTATGGTTCTAGTGATTTGTTAACTGAAGATGTAGAAAAATTTGGTAAAGCAAAATTTAAAAGAGAAATATTACATTTGTGTAATTCAAAAGGAGAATGCAACTATCTTGAAGCAAAGGAACAATTTGCTCGAGGCGTGCTAGAATCGGATGATTATTACAATGGCCATATCAGAGTAAGAGTACATGGATCTATTATCAAAAAATGATGCAGACAAATGGTTTGCAGAACACAGTGATACTGACATAAAAATATTTGCAAACAAGGATATCGAACAACATCTTAGATATGCTCTGACACAAGTTACAACAAATAATTTGTTTTTAGAATTTGGAGTGCGAGACAGAGCAACATTTGATGTTATTAAAGAATACACCGACATGACACACGGATTTGACTCATGGACAGGTATGCCATGGCCATGGCAACTGACAAGATTAGTTGAACCAGGAAAAACTGGTCCACATTTGGCAGCTAAAAGCATTCCAGAATCAAACGATACACAAACATTTTGGAGTGGTTTGTTTGAAGATACCTTGCCAAAGTTTTTATCAAAACACAATCTTCCAATTAGTTTTTTACACATTGATTCTTGTTACTATAAATCAGCCTATCAAATATTATCTGCACTAGATGCCAATATTACAGAAGACACAATCATAGTAATAGGCCAGTGCCATGCATTTGAAAAGGCAGATTTGAAAAAATGGGGTAACGTATGGAATCACGGATTACTGGCTTGCAAAGAATGGGGTAGAAACATACAATTTTTTTCACGTAATCATTTTTTACAAGCGGCAGGAAAAGTAGTATGAAAGCATTTGTGTTATACCTAGATGAAATAGAGTCAACACATCAGCCGGCTAATAATGCTGTCCAATCTGCAAGAGAACATGGCCTTGATGCTGAACCATTTAAAGGATACGTTCCGTCACGTGCTGATGATTATATCCAAGCAGAAAATTTAAAGCCTTATTTTCCTGGACCAAAGTTGTACAAAATTAAATGGAACAAAGGCGGGGTAAGAGGATGCATGATATCACATTTAGAAATGTGGAAAAAATGTGCGGCCTTAAATGAAACTGTCGTTATATTAGAACATGATTCTGTGGTTGTGTCTGACACATGGAAGACAGACTTTGATGAATTATTACATTTGGACAAACATAGATTTATTGAACCAGATCCTGATCTCGGAAAAACGCCAGCAGTTGAAAAATTAGAACACTATCGAAAAGGACAACAACAATTACAAGGCACATATGGATATGTAATCAAACCAAAAACAGCACAAAGGTTGATTCAAGGAGCATATGAAGATGGCCTAACAGCGGCAGACATGTTTGTGAAAGACATGTATTGCACGATACAAGTTGTAATTCCAAGAGCAGTCAAAGTGGCCAACCAAGAATCATTAACGTCAGATAGAGGCTTCTATATATAGACATATGCACATTACACTTACAGGATCACACGGATTTATTGGCACACATCTAAGACAACATCTAGAGGCACAGGGACATCGTGTTGATTGCTGGGACTTGCTTATACAAAAAGACATAGCAAATTTTACTATAGATCCATATTCAGATTTGTGCATACACTTGGCCGCTAAGGCAGACATAAGAGAAAGTTTTGACAATCCAGATTTATATTGGGATCAAAATGTTGTCAACTGTAAAAAAGTCTTTGAAGAATGTAACAAACATAATATTAGGGTAATCTATGCATCATCTTCTGCATGTTTAGGCTGGCATAAAAATCCTTACGCATTGTCAAAATATGTAGATGAATTTATTGCCCCAGAAAATTCAGCAGGCATGCGTTTTTCAACTGTGTGGGGTGATGGTGCAAGAGACACCATGTTAATATCAAAGATTAAATTAGGCATAGTAAAATATGCAACCACGCACACCAGAGATTTTATACACGTGTCTGACGTGGTTAGTGCTGTGCAAACATTGATTGATAATCCAGAAGCCAAAGGTGTGTTTGAGTGCGGATGCGGAATATCATTTAAAGTCGATGAGCTTGTTGCCTACAATGGATTTGATGTGCCTATTACAGAAGGTGAAGATTTTGAATTAGAATCAAACGTGCTTGAATCTACAAAATTACGTGCATTAGGTTGGGTACCTGCTGTTAACGTAATGGAAACAAAACTAAGATGAAACTGTTAGAAGATGGTTATTATATTCCAGATGGCGATGATCCTGTGCATCATATCGGTGGCAATGTAAAAGAACATGATAACAAAATACATGATGCAGTTTTAGAGATGACTGCCGGACGCACACACATGATAGATGTTGGTGGCAATGTGGGCAGATGGTCAAACTACTATGCCGATATTTTTGAACATGTCACAGCATTTGAACCAGCCGACTACAACATTGAATGTTTTAAACTTAATACGAAAGATAAGACCAACATTACTTTACATGAGTACGGCCTTGCAGACAAACCAGGCAAAGGAAAACTTGCTGTGGCCATAGAAGAGCATTTAGGATCTACCAGAGTTTGGCCAGGAGACGAAGGCGACATTGTGTTAAAAACAATGGATGAACACAATTACGATACAATAGATGTTTTGAAAGTAGATGTGGAGGGACTTGAAATCCCTGTGCTTAATGGAGCCAGAGAGACTTTGGCTAGATGTTCACCAGTAATAGTCATAGAAAGATGTGTGTTAAATTCAGAAGCATATGGATACACCAAAGATGATAGTCATAAATTGTTAGTCGAACTTGGATACAGCAGAGCGGCAAAGATAACAAGAGATTGTATCTACATCAAAAAATGAAAATATTAATTACAGGATCATTAGGTTTTGTAGGATCACATCTTGCAAAAAGATATCATGCACAGGGCCATGACGTTGTGGGCATAGACAATGGCGTAGGAGGATACGATGATAATCTTACGGAAGTTCAAACATTAAGAATAGATTGTTGCGACCAAGGCAGTGTTGATCAATTATTTGCCCGTGAACAATTTGACTTGGTAATACATGCCGCATGTACAGCATATGAAGGACTAAGTGTGGTGTCTCCTGTGCTTGTCACAAGAAACACATTTGATGCTACTGTAAACGTGTTATCAGCATCCATAAAGCACAAGATCAAACGTTTTGTATACATGAGTAGCATGGCAAGGTATGGGAAGCAAGAACCACCATTTACAGAAGATATGAAGCCAGCTCCTGAAGATCCGTATGGGATTGCCAAAGTGGCGGCAGAAGATACTGTGAAGTGTTTATGTGACGTCAACAACATTGAGTGGAGTGTGGTTGTACCACACAACATATATGGCCCTAATCAAGTTTATGATGATCCATTTAGAAATGTTGTATCTATATTTTTGCACAGAAACTTGCAGGGCAAACCATGTATCATATATGGCGATGGTGAACAAATGAGATGTTTTTCCTACATAGATGATACATTACAAGTTTTCGATAAAATTTGTTTTAGTAAAGAATCTGTTGGAGAAACTTTTAATTTAGGACCAGACGAAGATTATATTACCATCAATGAATTGGCCAACATGACAGCAAATGCAACTGGTTACAATGGAGAGCATGAATACATGCCTGGTAGACCAAAAGAAGTAAAATACGCAACTTGTTCTTCTAATAAAATACGTAAATTTTTTAATTACAAAACCAAAGTTTCTATTGCGGAG